TCGGGCCTCTTGTGGAGGTCGGGCGTCTACGCGAAGCTGCGTACACTGATGGTTCGGATCCACTCATTCCGGATGATCCGTTTCCCATTACGGAGGATTTCGATCAGTACTTCTCTGTGCCGCGCTCTGGTGGTCAGAAGAGGGAATGGGGGCTCGTCAAGAAGGTGAAGATGGTTCTGAACGCCGGTGACGAGAGTAGACAGTTCCTGTCTTACTCGTGTACGTTGCCGTACATGTCTGTGTCCACGACAGCTAACTACTGCAAGGGTACCTGGGCTCTGTTTGCGCGTATTCAGGGCGGTCTTGTTGTCGATAAGACTAACCCTTCTCTTGTGGCTATCGGAGGTGCCAATATCGGTGTCTGGATGTCGAGGGATCACGAGATGTCGGTGTCGAAGAATGAGTACAACAATGTGCACAGGCTGATTACTACTGTGCCGATGACGATTGCTGGTCCTGTCGTCGCTGCAGCAGCTGCTGTCGATGATTTGACGATGTGAGTATTGAGTAAATCTTTTGAGCGTTTCATTCTAGTTAGCTCTTAACAACGCTTCGCTTACCACTGGAGCTCCTCACCTCCTTCTGGGAACATCTCCAACCAAGCCTGTGGTGCAACCACTGCTTCCTCCACGACCCTCGTGTCACAGTGGAACCTTTCAATCCTGCGCTCGATCGCTGCGTCCCCGACCAAGTAGATCGCGCCCTCGTGGTTGTTCGTGGTGAAGATCTTCTTCGTCCCCGCCGGAATATTTGCAACCTGGTATCTGCAGTGGATCGACCTTGGTTGGTCCATGTCAACTAGATGGATCTGTGCCTCTCTGTGGAGATGCGCAATGCTGAGATCGTCGAAGATAATCCCATCGTGGGTCCCCCTGTCGAACTTGAGAAGGTCGTCCATGTGGCTGACAAACAACGCTGTTGGAAGCAGTGCCCTAGCGTAGCAGGTCTTACCAGTCCCCGAAGGTCCCCACAAGATCACTGTCTTGGTCTCCAGAGCTATCTGAATCGCTGGCGTCGGCCAAGAAGGATAGTCCCCAACTGAGAATTTCGTCAGGGGTTCCTGATGAAGGTTCGGGCTCGTAGCTTGATAACAGGACCGAATCCCACCCCCGTACTTGATCATCACCTCCGGATGGTCCTGCCAGAGCTCCGTCATGGAGCTGCCTGATGCAATCGCGGCAATAACGTCGGAGAGATCCGTGCGCACACCTTGCTTCAGCGGCGTACCGAATGCCTGGAAGATTCCGTCCTTCGAACAGTAGGTCTTGCTCTGCTCCGCGGAACCCATCGCTACCTCCACGTGGGGTTGTCCACACTGCCAGATCTTCGCTAGTCTCTTCGCCAAAGGCACTATGAAGCGCTTCGTCGTAGTTTCCAGATAAATCTGAAAATGCGGCGTCCCCGAATCCCCAACTTCGCTCCCAACGCACAGGTACTCCATGAGGTCTGGGCGGAACAACTCTTCTTGACGGCATGCTGCAGGAGGATTGTTAACAGTAACGCAGAAGCGGCGAGAGCGCATGTAATTTGTGAGGAGCGGAAGGAAAATTCTCGGAACGTTAATTTCCGTGCAACCGGAGAATTGCAACATCGGAAAATTGCAACATTGGTCGCTGCTTTGCTAAAAAAAAACCGCAAAGAGCTACCGCTAAGCCGGATGAATTGCTGTCCAAGCTACAAAACGGCGCAGTGGGGGTTGGGCTTGTAGGGCCCTTTAGGGCCCCCGCCCCCCGAGCATGAGGTACCGTCTCTCATGCACCAACTATTGATGCGTCGCAGACCTGGGCGGGTGAGCGAAGCGAAGCCCCCCCAAATAGATCGGAAAATTAACAAGTGGACTAAAGTTCAGTATTACCTTTAGTCCACCTTTAGCCTTTTTTCGAAAAAGCTAAAACTCTCCTTCTCGCACCCCTCATTCTTTATGCTTCATGAAGTACTTAGCGCCCTTTCTCAAATCTGCTGCACCGTACCTGAGAACTGCGGGGATGGCAGCTGCCGCGACTGCGGGTCGCCACTTGGTGTCCTCGAACTGGCCCGCAAACATGTTCCAGAAGGCGAGGCCCCAGTATCCATCCACTGCTGCACGGGCTGCGCGCTTTTCTGCGTTCGGGGAACCGCAGAGGTACGTAACGAATCAGCGTAGGGTCGGCGCTGGGTCGAGAAGGTTTAATCCTGCTCAGGGTGGGTACGTGCAGTCACGTTCCCGCCGCAGGACTGGGCGCAGGAGGACTCGCAAGAGGACGACTACGAGGAAGCAAATCCGACGTATCAGGCGCACCATCAAGAAGGCCAAGATGGCTCGATTCGCCAAGATCAAGGGACAGTACGTGTTCCCACTCCAGACTTCGGCTACATACCCGCTAACCACGTTTAAGGGTCCCTATAACCAAACGATCAGTCCAGTGGGGATTACGACTACTGGGAACTGTCCGGGTGTGGTCGGTTGGAACATCATCGATGAACCGGTCAATACCAATCTCAACACTCTCTACGACACAACCGCTGTGGAGTCTCTTCCTTGGATAGATTCTACGACTTCCGAAGCTCGTGTCGTGAATTTCGGTGATTTGTCTGCGGTGAAGGAACAACTGAGGTTTCATCACAAGCTAACGTGGGACCTGTGGTTCCGCAACAACTCGAACAGCGTAGCTGAGGTTGACTTGTACTTGTGCAAGAATCTCTCAGATTGTGCCATCGGGCCTCTTGTGGAGGTCGGGCGTCTACGCGAAGCTGCGTACACTGATGGTTCGGATCCACTCATTCCGGATGATCCGTTTCCCATTACGGAGGATTTCGATCAGTACTTCTCTGTGCC